GAATATAAGTGAACCATTGCAATTTTAGTTAACTCTGAAATAAATATTCTTTGTATTCTTTCTATTGTTCTAGCAAATCTTACATCTTGTGCTGCCAGAGTTGCTTTACCTTCAACACCTTCTTCATATCCTAAGAAAGCTTTAGGTATTTTTAATGCAGCAAACATTCTGTGTTTTAAATATTCTATATCGTCAATTCCTCCAAACTCCATTCCTGACATAGTATCTATTTCAGTACCCGAGCTCCCACCTCTAACAGGCAAATAAACATCTTCCATCATATTTGACATATTGAATTTTAGATTGTACTGGCCAGTTGCTGGATCTATGTATGGAGTCTTTTTCATCTGATTCACAACTCTCTGCATATATGTGTCAACTTCATTGGGTGGTATGTTACCTATATCTATTTTATATATTCGTTTTTCTGGAGCCCTCATGATTCTGTGAATCAACATAGCGTCTTCCATTAACGTCAGCTGTTTGTATGTTTTCCTTGCAGATTCTATCATCGACTTTCCATAAGGTAAGAAATTCATATCGTTAAGCAACCTAAAATGTGCTACCTCATAATTATCGTATTCAGCTATAGTCTTTGAATTCCCGGGGCCTGATTGACCTCCCATTGAAGGATCATGTGCAAACTGTACAACATCAGGATTTGCTGGATCTAAACCTTCGTTTCTAAACATCTCGTAAGATGATACTGGTACTGCATTTGTTACACCGACTTTTTCTGTTATGTCTAGTTTCAAATACATGTCGCCATATTTACACATGTTTCTTATCCAAGGCCAAGCGTTAAATTCTATGTTAAGTACATCGTAAAATAAATTATGCAATACTTTTTGCACCTTATCATTTTCAGAGTTTATTGTAAGTACATTTCCGTATTCGTTTTTGAGTGTTGACTCGTCTGCGTATATGTCTAGAGCTGATGAGATTATTGAGTCCTCATCCATTATTTCATAGTCAGTGTATAGCTGCAGTCTTAGCGTATGAAAGTTGGCCTGTTGGTTATATCCACCTGTTTGATTGTGGCTATATATTCTATTATATTTATCTATAAGTCTGTTAGTTGCTAACTTAGTATTTGATTGAACTTTGCTTAAATCTGCAACTTTCAACCCATCGTTTGTTCTTCTAACTATTGTTCCTGTTGAGAACACTCGCTTTAATCTTCCGAAAAATGTTTTGTCTGCTTTATCTGCCATGTTTTCTTTTCCTTTATAACCTTATAATAACCAAGTTAAATCTTCGTCATCATTTCCTATTCTTTGTTTCCAAGGGTTTTCACCTTGAAAGTTATTACTTTTGTATGCACCTCTTGTATTAACTATATTGTTTATAGCATTCTTATTCATAGCCAACCCTTCACTTTGTAATCGCAGAGCGTTGTCTCTAACATACATTGCTATTGAAAAAGCCATAGTCAAATCATCATTATAACCTCTTTGAGCTTCTGCTTTGTGTCCATTCCAAATGAAAACAAACAGCTCATCGATAAGTCTCTGTGATTTGACAACACATGCCTTTTCTCTAAAATAAATATCAAGTTTTGATATCAAAAGGGGTCTGGTCCTGGATGATGTTGTAAATCCTGGTGTCATGTTTTCCCTGTTTTTCAAGTCATAACCCTTACTTAGTTGAGTTGCAGCATCATGAACACCTTCGTGTTTGTATGTATAATAGAGATTTCTGTATCCTCTATCTATTGCCGGCTGTATAGCTGCCCACCCTATGTTTGCGTTCTCAACAACCAATAGTGCTTCGTTATATTCCGTTGCAACGTTTACTAGCATATTACCAAACTCTTTTGTTCCTATCTGACCCTTAAATTCTGCAACTTGAGACATTGTTTCTATCTCTATTACGTGAAACGCAGAGTAGTCAGATGCGTCACCTCTAGCGACATCGGCTACTACCATGTAAGCTTTTGCATAATCTGGATATTCCCAAATCCAAGTCTCTTCGCCTGGGCCTCTTTTTTCAATTGGCTCAGTGCACATATTATCTGTATACCATTGTAGCAACTCACCAGGTATTACAGTCGCTCCCGAACTTATGAAGTCACAATCACATTCCTGTGCTGCCATCTTCTCACCTAACAATTCTGATTGTAGATCTCTCCACTCTTGGTCTCTTTCAGGGTGGTCTGTCCAGTGGAGCTTTATAGGGTTAAACCTTCCGTCACCTCTCTCAGCCTCTTGCCAAGTCTTGTGAAAGAGATTACCAGTACCATTTGGAGTTGAAAGCATAACTGCCTTACCACCTGTAGCTAAAGTTTGCTGAGCTGATGTCCATATCTCATCTATGTTTTGTATAAATGCAGCTTCATCAATTATAAGCAACGACAGCGCTTCAGATCTTGCAGCATCTGGTGAAGATGACACTGCTTTTACTTGAGAGCCATTTCTAAGTCTAAGAGAAAGTCTGTTGTCTTCTTCTGTACCTACTCTCAACCAGGATGGTAACATCTCATGCATAACTCTTATCTTGGTTATAAGATTCTTTGCAGTGTCTTGTTTTATTGCAATAACTAAAACATTAAAGTCTTCATTAAATACCATACTCCATACCGTTAAGCCGGCAGTGAGTGTTGATATACCCATCTGTCTAGATTTAAGAATTATGTTAAATCTTTTAGTTGTAAGTTCTGTAAGTGAAGATTCTTGAAACGGGAATAAATCAAACTTTATCTTCCCCTTCATAGGATGCTGTATGTAACAGTACTTTCGCATAAAATATATAGGATCTTGAGAACATCTAATATACTCTTCTACTAAAGCTTCTTTTATTGTTTTATTTGCCATAACCTGTATATATAAATATATATGTTTTTAGTTTATTGAGGTAATGAGTAGTCAATTACATGAACTATTGCTATAGTCCCTATAACACCCGCAAGCGTACCTACCCATCTTTTATTATACCACTTGTCTACAACTTTCAGTCTATCGCTATATAGTTTTATCTGCTCATTAAGCAAACTTATCTCTTGTCTATGATACAACAACAGAGTACTGTCCTGATCTGCAAGTGTTTTATAGTTTATAATCTGAAACTCTAAGTCGTTTATTAACACTGACTTTATACTGTCTTGGTATTCTATAGTATCTAGAGCATTGAAGAACTCATCTAACTCATGTTGAGGTATACTGACTGTATCCTGTGCTTTTGTATTAAACCCTGCCAGTAATAGTAATATTAGTATTATTCTTTTCATTATTTGCTCATATTAAATCCAAGTATCAATGATATTCTAGCTCCTGTAGGTTCTCCGCCATCACCCCATGCAGAAGCTTTACCTGGTACAAATGCTATATTTACTGGAAAGTTTAAGTCTCCTGATTTGAAGTTCTTTCCTATTGTAAATACCATACCAATACCTGATAAAGATAAGTTAGGTCCTATTGCTGCTTCTAATCCGCTGCCTGTTCTTATTCCTACCAAAGATGACAATGCAGGTAAAAACATCCCCTGTTCCATTCCGCCTACTACAATTACCCATTCAACCAATCCTGCTACTTCACCATTGTCTACAAATCTTGTTTCCCATTGCCAACCATATTGAGATATGAATCCCATCTTCTGACCTTCTGTATAAACCTCATCAAAGCCATTATATTCAGATGACCTATCATTGATAAAGTCTGCTGAACTACCATGTGTTAGTAATGTAAATCCAATTCTTGGTCCTGCTAATCTGTCTATCTGTGCATTAGCAGTTAGTAAACCTAACCCCAATACTAGTGTTAATAATATCTTTTTCATTATTTTTTACTCCTATATTTTTCTTTAAAATCTTTAGTCTTAGCTTTTGCAGTTGCTGTGCTTTTAACTTTTGCTTTTGTTTTTTTGATCTTGACGTCTGCAGTTTTTATTTTGGCCTTTGTGACAGCTTTCGCTTTTTTAACAACCTTCTTTTTAGTCTGTACAGCTTTAACTTTAACTTCATTCTCTTTAACATCTTTTTTAAATTTCTTCTTATTTACTTTAGATGATACTGTTAAGATGCCAGCTATTACTGCACCTATTCCTAATAATACTTTCCATATTGTTTTCATGTTGTGTTCCTTTATATTGTTTCTTCGTTTATAAGTTTATTCATTTTCTCTTCTTCGTCAGCGATATGGTTTTCAAACCTTCCGACGACATCTTTCTTTGCAGATTCAGACATGTTACTCCAGTCTTCAATCTGGCCAGCTTCAGTTATATAGTTTTTAGAATCAACTTCTTCCAACCACAAACTAAATCTCTGTCTTTTTTCTTCCTTCCATTTTTCAAAGTTTTTCTTTACATTTTCAATAACCCACTGGTTATATGTACCTTCTCTCTTTTTTTCATGTTCTACATTAGTTTGACAATATAAACAATGGCCATAGTGTTTAAACATAAATTTGTGCTGGGCCCTGCTCATAGCTTCGCTACACTTTGGGCAGCTCAAAGGTATTTTACCATAATCACGGGCGTCTTTAAGTTTTGTCAGATTTTGCTTGACACCTCTTTTCAGAGTCCACTTCTTACCATCTTCTTCCCATTCTTCACCTTCGCTGTATTTTTTACTATACTTTCTATAACCTGATCTTTTTTGAGTTTTAGCACCATAGTCTCCTGTAACTAAATTTCTCATTCTCTGTACTTTATCTTGTTTAATTTTCTTCATAACCTTAAAAATATATCATTCCCGTAATTTGGTTTATTGGAGCAAATGCTCCTGTTAATTTATATGTCTTACCTTTATATACAAACACCAACCCTTCGCTAGGTACTATAGAATCCATGCCTCCTATAGAGTTTAACTTGTTTAGCTGCTGAGATAGTCTGTTTAATTTTTTCAAGTCGCCACCCTTCTTTACAATCGATATAGCTGATTTTATCTGACTTCTTATATTTTGAACTGCCTTGTCTGGATTTGCTGCCAAAAAGCCTTCTGCGTTTTTAAGCACCTCCGCACCTAGTTCGAAGAAAAGTTTTTCAAATGGCAGCATATTCTTTTTTACCTGGTCTGCATGCTTGAGTTTATCGAACTTAACTGCAGCTGCTAAAACTTTCTCATCAGCTATCGTCTTGCCGCTAAGCCTAAACGACTTGTCAGAAAATGCCCACCTTTTAACCAAGCCTATTTTTATGTTGTTGTCAGTAGTTCCTACATTTTTGTCTACAAATTCTTCCCACCAAGCTTGATGATATTCTGCAAATGTTGATGAGTCTTTCATTTTGTACGCCGACATAAGCTTAGTTAGCTTTCCTAAAAAATATGGTTTTTTTGCAGCATAATCCTGGTGTGGGTTGACTTTTAAAAACTGTGGGCCTATTATGCTAAAGTTCTTTTGTACATTCGCATCAACTTGTTTTATCATCCCTGCAAGAGTTCTACCTCCGTCTATAACAGCCCCCACAGCGTTGCCGTCTTTGTACTGTAATACATTGTGGAACTGCAAGTTGGGAGCATCATAGCTTACTACGTTTGAAGACGCCGGGTACATTATTTCCATGTTAACCCAGTTGTTTCCATCATCAAATATTTTTTTCTTCTGCTTGTCGTTTAAGCTACTTATAGCCTTTGTCAAATCGTTCATTGCATAATTAAAAGCTTTTTCAATATTACCTCTACCGGAAAACTTTTTAGCTATTGATTTAGAATCGACACCACCTTTTTTAATATCGCCTCCGTTTCTAGCTGCTCGTAAACCATTGTTCCAAGTAATAAACAAATTCTGACCATCGGTTTTTTCAGTAGCTTTTTCTTCCAAATCTAGCTTACCCTGTAGTGCTATATTGATTATCTCTTTGAAGTCTCCAAATGTCAGGCCTCTATCATCGAATGGGTGAGACATGTGGCCATAAGCTCCACCTTCTAAAAGCAAGCCTTCTTTCATAAGGTCTCCTCCCTTTAGTTTTTTTAACGGTTCGCTTTTAGTTTGTGGTATAGATATTTCAGCTCCCATGTAATTTACAAATTCATATCCAACGCAGGTTGCAATATACTTCGACCAACTTGCCCATCTATCAAAAGCCGATCTACCTCTCTTGTCTCTAAGTAAGTTTGTACCTCCATGACCTCCTGGAATTCCAGCCGGAAAATACGATACTGCCCCTGTTGGTCCACCTGTCATATCTTTTTTAAACTCTGTTTTGTGATCGAAAAATTCTTCATCGCCAGTTAAGTAACTTAATACTTCCATTCCAGGATTTATATATTTTTCTATATTTTTACCAAACTTCTTCCAAGATTTTTGATTTCCCCAATACCCTCTAGGTCCATCGTCTACGTGGCTGCCTCCTGCTGTAGTTTTATTTTCCTTTAATAATTTAGGTATATTAAAATAATGGCAGAAGCCTTCAACAATTTCACTTAATTTTTCTAACTTATTTGTTATCAAATCGTAGTTTTTTGTATGACCGAATATACCTTTGAATATTTTAGTTTTTTGCTTTTTATCTAACTCTTTGTCACCTAGAGCTTTTCTTATAGCAGTACCGCTCATCTCACCATAACCTGGCACTTTCATTGAAACGTGTGGTGCAATTATCAAATATGCGCCTTCTTTATATCCTATGCTTGCATTTCCTTTCCAGGGCTGAAAAAACTTCCCTTTAAGTCTACCTGCATCTTTTTCTCCAACCATAAATACAGCTGCGGTTGTTTTTGGATCATATTTTTTTAGAATCTCTTCAGCCTTATATGGATTTTTTACTTGAACCACTTTGGATATTCCATGGGAATTTATTATCTTCTTCTTTTCGCTGAAAGAAAATGGTGATTTAGGTAAGTCTACCTTGCCACTTGTTCCAACGTATGCGTCTTTAAATTTAGATTGCAGCCATTTATATGCTTTAGCGTGATGAGCCCCCATAGGTTGAAACCTACCAGGATATATTGCAACTATCGTCTTTATATCTGAATCTTCTTTAATTATATTTTCTGCCAACCAGTTTCCTAAACTCATGATCTCCTAAGCTCCAATTCTTTTTTAATCCATTTCTTTGCAACATGGTTCTGTACTGGTCTTTTCACAAATTCTCTTGCAGCTGACTTTACATTTTTTACAAAATCTTTATATTCGCTGTTGTCTACAATCAACATATTAGTCGCACCGAACAATGCTTGGAATTTCCCCAAATTATTGTTAACAGCCTGCCAGGATTTTTTTACCAACTCAACTGGCAAAGTTCGCTCTCTGTTATGGTTTCTTTCAAGAGCAACGTCTAAGTCTGTGTTTACAAACACCATAAAACAATCATAGCCTACTGATTCTAGTTTCTTTTTTTGGCTTGCTATATTAGGATAATTCTTACCAGTACCATCAATAAGAAGTCCGAGTCTTCCATTTATATAATTTTTAAGTGCAGCGTCTCTAACCTTTTTGCTCTTTGTTCTCAATGCCATTGCCTGCTCATATTCTGCAGGGTTGAGCTTGGCTATATCTTGGCTCAATCCTTTCATCTGTAAGTATGTTTCAAAGTACTTATCGCTGTTGACGGCTTTTAATCCTTGTGCTGAAACAAACGGCATTTTTTCTGGCATCCCGAAAAGTGATGATGCAGCATAGGATTTTCCACTACCTGGGCCTCCTGCAGTAAACACTGCTTTAAATATACCTGGATCGTATACGCCTTCGTTTAATATGTCTTTAAGCTTTATCATTGTCGTCCCTATATATTAGTGCATCTTTTATTGTATTTACTTCTTTTATCAATTCGTCTATTTTAGATCTAAGAAATTGTATTTCTTTCTGTAAGACGTCAACGGGTACTACATCGGTTGTTTTTATATCTATTGCCTCTTTTATAATAGCAAGTGTTTTAGATTTTAAATCTTCTTCTGTAGTCTTTATCATGTTTATTATCTCAATGCGACAGTCGCTGTTTTCGTTACTGGAGATCTACCGGTAGAATCAACCATCGTAAAGACCAAAGCATATGTTCCTCTACCATCATTCGTTACAGACAATGCAACAGTATGGCCATCTGTAGCTGTCGGCATTTCTACTTCAAAACCTAGCTTTGCTGAATTTGCTACTATTGCTGACGCTTGTGTAGATGTTATCCCTACTTTTGCGTGATTTGCAGCTACCCTTGATTTTTCTGTTGATGTTATTACTTTAGAAGAGTCTGACAAGTTTATCTCATCTATGCAGTCATCTAATTTCTTGTTGATATACTGTATTGCGTCATCGTATGGATTGTCGTTATGAGTAGTATCGTCGAATCTTTCTGTTATGTTTGCAGATACTTCAGCTGATTTAGCTTTAGTGTATTTGCTACTAGACTCGTTTGCTCTGTCTGATGATTTTCTTATTGCCATTTTTGATTCCCCTTCATTATATTATTTCTCTGTATCTAATTTCGTAATGGCCTCTTGAGTTTATTGCACCAACACTAGATTTTATTCTAGGATATATTATTGTCCCTGCATCGTATGATCCAGATAGCGGGCCTGTTGCTTCATATCCTCCAAACCTTAAAAGTGCAGTTACTGAATACTCTGCTGTTTCTAATATAGGGTCGTTAACGTCATCAACGTCGTCCAATGGCCAGGTGGGTGCTGGAAGAATTTGGCATTTTGTAGTAAACGTTGTATCTGTACCATTTGAAAAATTGGTCAGCACCATCCTTACGCTTATCAACTCTGCTTTGCATGGAAGGTGATACCCAGAATTCCAATAGGTTAATGTAGGCTTGTCGGGATAAACTTTATTCCAATAATAATACGACGGGCCTTGTTGATTCGGGCCGTACCAGCTTTCAGAAGCCATGCTATTTAGGAGTTGAAAACCTGATGATATAACTTTTGTATTGTTCGAATATATATTACCACTTGCACTTATATTACTCGATGCAGTTATATCTCCTGTTGCTGTTATGTGACCGTTCATTTCAATTGGTCTAATCTGATTACCTCTGCCAAAAACATATGCTGTATATGTTCCTGCTTTGTCGAGTAGAAATGTGTCACCTGAAGTTGTGATTAGTGGGGGGCCGTTCAAACTAATACTATCATTTACCTCCAAAGCCCCACTTGCACTTATACCACCTGAAGCTGTTACAATACCTTTTAGGGATATGGGATTTTTTGTTTTCCCGATTGAAATTGGAATGTCTGCTTCCCAAGCTAAGCTTATTGTATCGTTGATGTAGTACCCTAAATTATGGCCCTGGACATTGAACACATTACTGTACATTGTACCGCTTGAACTTATGTTGCCAGAACCTGGTGCATAATTGCCATTAGAATCTAGCATAGCCGAACATGTAAGCTCGCTTATGTGGAAACTAGAGTGTGTCGTGTTAGAAGAACCTGAGCCATACCATAATGAGCCAGATGATACGTTTATTGCCAACTCACCCTGTGCTAATGTTGAAGGGGAAGATGAACCTGTACCGTTTTTTATTTGAATTGTTTGTGCCATATTATTACTCCGTTATTATATAAATATCAAAAGCTCCCGCCTTTTATATTATTAAACTGTATTTCTCCACTTGCACTTATGTTACCGGACGCTGTTACATGTCTTATATTTAATGCATTTCCAAATTCTATAGAACTACCCATAAGCGATATTTTTTTATCTGATGTTCCCACAACTTGCTCTAAGCTACCTATGCCTCCGTAATCGAACAAAACCACCTCCCCGGATAGATAATAAATCTGACTGGAATATATGTTTCCGAGTGCTTTGATATCACTTGATGCAACTACAGCTGAAGCAGAAACATAGCCACTCGAGCTTACAGCACCGTATGTTACTGATGCCGTCTTATTTACGTGCTGATCCATTGTTTCAACATAACCCCAATCAGCATTTGATATGGTGTTGTTATTCATGGTCTGTAAAGAGCTTAAATCTGTACTTGATAATATAGTACTACCCGTACCGTCAAAAATTGACTGGCCATCAGTATGTAAGACACGTTGGAAAGTGTCTTGTATGTTTGAACCCGATATATTAGGTAATGCCATCTATAACCCTTTATTTTCGTTTTTGTAAAACTTTAATAACCTTATCAATAACAGGAAGTCTTAAACTTTCTACTATTGGATTTTCTTGTATGTATTCTGCTACTATGTTGTTGAGCTTGTCTTTCTTTATAGTAAGATTTTCTATGTTTATGTCTTCTTTTATAAGCATCTTAACTAAATTTATTATATGCTGCTTTTCTGTAAGTGTGGGCTGAGAAAGTATTACCACCTCTGATTGAGGCGTCTTTGATGTCTCGTTGATTGAATCCTTACTTTGGGATTTAATTTCAACTGTTACTTTTCTAGACGCCTCAACCATAAAGGTAGATTCCCACGGTGTGAAATAAGTATCATCCGCTATTATCTCTAACTTTCTAGTACCTTTTGAGCTTTCATCTATAAGACCTTTTAGTCTTCTGACAGGTACTTTTACTACACCTGATTTAGAAATTGTGCCTTTGAACATCACGTCAAAGCCATCTGCCTCTACAACCAGTCTAGCTTTTGAGTTTTTTAACGTCGCTCCTTCTAACCTTATTTTAGCTTCAAAATTTTCTATTTTATCAGTATATAATTTGTACATTTCTTTTTATCTCCTCGGCTATTAGTCTTATATCGCTGGCATAAGCTTTTATGTTTTTAACTTCTTTTCTTTCGTTGTAAACTTCTATACCTTTAAACTGCATAACAAGTCTTATGACTTTAGTTTTTTCATCAGCAGATAATGTCTTTAGTTTTGCAGCTCCACCCAAACTTATTGCAGCTGCCTTTAATACCAGTGACCATAAATGAGGATTCGATCCCCACTTAAATTCTGCAGTGTCCCATGTAATATAATTAGCCATATATAAATATCATCCTAGTTACTAAAAGACACCTCCGTCTATTGGGATTGTACTTCCAGTAAACCCTGGCATACTTGTAGTTGTTACTTTTGCAAATACTACATCATCACTTGTCTGTATGTTTTGATTCATTAAATGCACTTCTGTAGCTCCCTGGCCTGATTGTACTTTTAAGCATGTTAAATTTCCAGCAATTGAAAGACCACCTCCGCCATAGAATATAAAGTCCTGGCCTGAGGCTGGAATATTTGCTGAAGTATTTTTGTCTATTATAAATGCATCAAGCGATATATCTACTCCAGCTACCCAACGCTTGGACGTTGTTTTTGTTATAAAGCTTACATACTTATCACTGTCGTCGTCAGCTGAATTACCCAACGTCAATCTCTGACCTGTAATTGTCATATTGCTTTCTGTGACTGTTACATCGTTGGTTGATATTACTAAATGATCGCTTATGGGCTGGCCTGCTTGTGAACTCCCAATTCCAAAATTCATAGAACCTTTAATTGCAGAAGCATCAGAAGCTACTCCATTTACAACGCCTCGTATCCTCATTGCAGTAGCGTCTTCTCTTGGGCCTGTTTCTGCTATTGAAAGATCTTCCCATGTAATAGTTCCCAGCACATCTCCAACTGACGCAGTACTAGGTTCTGCAAAAGTACCAGGGGAATATGCCATTACTAATTCAGAGCCTGACACTTCAGCTGCAGCTTCTTCACCTTCTGCTATGTTCTGGTACTTCTTAGTTCTCATTGCACCGCCTGAAAATTCCATTTCCTCAGTGCCGTCAACACTTCTAAACTTTATTGTATCTGCTTTTAAATCTATATCATCAGTTGGAGATGATGTACCTATACCTATCTTGCCAGATCCACTAGCATAAAAATGTGTCCTATTGTTTGGACTTCCATATGAAGTAGATTGTGCTATTGAAAAATCACCTTCGTCTGATGCCAACAATACTACTGACGTTGTATATTCTATGTAACCTCTGGTCGCTCCGTAAGGATCACCTGCAAATGCGCTCGCTGTAGTGCCGTATGGGTGTGTGCCATTACCATAAGCCCAGCTTGATGTAAAAAACGATGCAGAACCAACAGGGATGCCATGTGAGTTAGCTCCCGACTCCGTAAACGGTGTTAAAGAGCCAGTCCAAGGGCCTCCTTGAGAAGCAGAGCCAGACTGAGTCATATCCAGATAGTGGAACTGTGCTGACGATCCAGAAAAATATCCTGATGATGTCGGATTGTCTGTGTTGCTAGATGAATAGTAAGAACCTGACGGTGTTGGATAGAAACTACCTGAGCCAAATGTAACCGTGCTTCCTGATGTGTAAAATCTATATGACATTCTTACTCTCCATAACGCTAATTCTTTTCTCTAAACTTTCTATTATTTTTTGCTGATCTTGCACTGACTTTATAAGCAACGGTATTAGTT